AGTGCGGGTCCTCCGGAGTCCCGATAATCCGAAAAATCGGGGGATCGTCCTCCATGAACGCTTGATTCAGGGTCGGGGGAGTCCCCCCGAAGTCCAAGGCCAAGTGCCACGAATCCAGGGGGGTTGCGGCCGTCGAACGGAACGCACCAGAAACGCGCGAGGGCGCGTGACGATACTCCGCCCATCTCTCTTGATATGCAAAGACGGTCCCCTGATTAGTCCCGTCAGCCACGATCTCCGAGGCATACACCGGCTGCTCGGAAAGGTGCGCGAAGGCAGGAAGGTAGTAGTCGAAACGGCTCCGTCTCGTGAAACTTTTGTGAAGACCCTCCTGGTACGTCAGATCAGAAGTCAACTGGACCAAACCGAGAATGACACCATGCTCGGTGAACGACTTTACGAAGCCCTTACCGCTACTCGATGCCGTAGCGAAAGCGCCGAGTTCGCCGGTGAACGACGTCACACCCGTCTGGATGTTGTTCGTTGCCGCTACGGGATGAATGTTGAGGGGGAACGTTCCTCCCCCCAGGTACTCGACGCGTTGAAGACGGGCGTCCGTTGGGTGAACTCCGAAGTGACTCATGTTCAGTTCCTGGTACCTCAGCCCGCCTGCGCGGGCATCTCGTTCCAGGATACGCTGGGTCTGAAACGCGGTCCGAAGCTCTGCCACCGTTGCAGCGGTCGCGCCCGCGAGATTGACTTCCAACTGTGGATCAACCCACTCCAAAGCGTTCGCGCCGGATCCACCGGACGCACCGGCCGTGAACACCGACGAATTCGTACCGGCCGTAATCGTCAGTTCCTGCGCATTCGTCGCATTCACATCACCAATGAACGTCGGTGTACCTGTACCGATCACCGGCGCGCTCGAACCCAACGGCAGCTCCACCGCGTCGCCTAGCTGGGGTGCCGGTAGCCCGCGTGTGAAGTAGTCCGCGCGCTTCATCCGCCGGCGTAGTACGTAGTCATCAGGGTCGTCTGGCCCTGCGTCCAGATCGACCACAGCGGAATCGAGAATCTGCTCCGCTCTAAACCAGTCGTTGAACGCCTTATTGTAGGCCCTCGCGTCGTAGTTCACGACAGTCTCATGCTCGACGCCAGGGGGAACGCCCAGGTAATCGTAGAGCGTACCTTCGGCGAAACCGCCAACAGGCACCGTCACTACCGGCGTAGCAAGACTCGAATTGTCGTCGCCGGGATTGTCTTTCTGCCCTTGAATATTCACCCAGCGCGAATCCAGGATCCTGTAGGGGGCGAACATGAAGAACACCGTGAACCACATATTGTCCATCACGGGGTAGATCTGAGTGGCGAGCCGGGCAAGGATATGGGGACGCACGTTGAACGTGTCCCCCGGTAGCACTTCCCGGTTCAGGATCGGATAGAGATACCCGGCATCGCCAGTCAGCTTATGGGTGTGGTTCTGCCGGAACGTCGACCGCGGCTTGCTCACCGTCGGCGTCTGTGAAAACGAATATTGCGTCTGTGTGTGCGAACCGCGTGCGGTGTTCCGACGTGCCATCAGTTTGCTTCCTTCTTTGCGTGAGAGATCACGATCTGCTCCAGATAACGAGACAGTCCGGCCTTCTCGGCCTCGCTCGCCAACGTCTCGACCAGGGCGAACAACTGATTCCGCTCGCACACTCGCCGCTTACTCGTCACCTGAACCTCTACGTTCAGACCGCTCTTGTGCGCCACATACCGCGCAGACATCACTCGCCTCCTTGCACAGCCATAGGGAGCGGCGGGTTCTGGCTCGCAGCCAGCATCTGCTCGTAGCTCGAGCGGGCCTGTAGTGCAGTGCCGTGGTTGATCCGATGCTCGTGCATCCACACGACACCTTTCTGCGGGTCCCAACCGCCAAGCTCGAAAAGGGTGTAGTCACCACCATAAAGATGGAAATCATGCTCCTCGTCGAGTGCGGCCTTTGTGAACGAGCGCAGGGCCTGCGGTGCACTGGTCATAACAAACGGATTCATGAACGCGTCCGTCTTCGAGTCGTAAACCGCAAAGACAAACACCGACGTTCCGTCTTGATCCTTCATTTCTCACCTCGTTTGTGCTTTGTGAACCAACCGATGATGAAGCCGACGAGCGCCACCAGCGCCTCGCCAAGATATTCGATTGCTTCGGTCCTCATGCTTTGCTCCTACCGTCTATCCAACGTCGTCTCTGACGCTCCTGATTATACTCAATTATCCCCAGCTCATGGGGAGTCGGGTCTTCCCGACGAGTCTCTTCGCGCTTCGCTTGAACTCTCTCCCAAAGGTCGAAGTCGACGCCCTGCAGCCACTTATCGTAACGCACCGGCGGGCGTCTGTAACGGCCATTCACGATGACCTCGTCGCGCGGATACATCTCCTTATAGTACCGCTCGAAGTAGCGGCGGCCGATCGGAGGCCGCCTGGATTGGGTCGCAAACTCACGCTTGCGCCCCTGGTAGAACGTCTCACCGGCCAGGCCGTAGCGCTTCTTCAGCGCATAGCGAGAGACGTAGCCGATCGAGTCCCACTCAACGGAACCAACTGGACAGAAGCCTTTCCGCCACTTCTTCTCGACGACCTCAGAGGCCCATAAGGTCTTTGATAGTCGCTGCGAGAAAGGCAGAAAATTCGCTTCGTCCGAGAACAGAAGTAGATGGTAGTGGGGACGATTCGATCGAAGGCCATATTCGCCTACCGTGTAACGCCGAAAGGGCCAACTGACTCCCGGAGCCGCTTGCAGAAATTGATCAGATCCTGCGTCTCCAGAGTGCCGTACTCGGGCAAATGCTCCTCGTCATACGTCAGAGTCACAAACGCGGCGGATTTACTGGTCACCAGCTCGTGAGAGAGCCGTGCAGCCCAATCCGAGGCCCGTTCCAGGGTACAGCTCGGGCACTTGCCACAGCGCACCTTAGCCTTGAACTCAGGGGCCACATTGGCATCGCCCACATAGACACGTCCGTTCGCGTCCCGCGTACCGTGGATCGGTCGGGTGCAGATCAAAGCATCCACCCTCCACGCATCAGCCGAGGCTTATTGCGATTGTGGGACTTCGTGCCACGTTTGAAACTTCGCCGGGACTTGCCCCGGCTCATGCGTCGTCGGCTCTTCATTCTGAGACCCTCCTAGGACAGCTTTAGAAAACCTGTCGCCAAAACCATCACTAATCAAGAAGTAGTGATGGTGACGCCCGCTACGCGGGCTCGTCGCCGCCTTCCGGCGGCGTGTTCTCCTCCGGCACGGCGGCCGGAGTATCTCGGGCTTCTGCGGGGAAATATCCACGCGCTTCTGCTTCCTCGCGTGTGACTGCGCCGATCTCGAACGCCTCGGCCAGGTTGGCGTCATCGGCCACCCAGGCCACGAGCTCGGGAATGCCCGAGAACCGATCGCGGACTTCCAACGGAAGCAGGCCGTACGCTTCCTCTGCAGCAAGCAACTGATTGCGGGCGTCCATGTAGTCGCCCACGTTCGAAAAGTCACCATAGATCGCCTCACGGTCGATCACAGGCGCCGTACCGGTCTTCAGGTACCGGTCTGCGATATTCCGAATGTCCGCCGCTGCGGCGAACTCCTGCTTCGTCCGATCGTGATCGTCATCGTCGACCTGGTGCCGATGCACAACTGCTCGCCTGAACTCGCCTGCATAAAAGGGCATATTCACTCTCTCCTATCGATTCACAGGGCTATAGGGAACATTCTCCCAAATCGGCGTCCGATTCAGGGGCTTAGGACTTCGGCCACCACGCCGAAACACGCCGCCACCCGGCGGCAGCTTGCCACCACGACGGAACAAGCTCCACAGGCCACCGGTGGCGACATTCGCCGCACTATTCACGGTCTTCAGACCTTCGTCGACCCACAGCTTCGCCTCGTACGCCGGATGTCCGTACACATTGCCTCGGATCTGGTCCATCCGAAGCCGCTCTCGAGCCGAAGCAGCTTCGAACATTGCCCGACTCGCGTTGTGCTCGCTCGCGTCGATATTGTAGGCCTCCGCCTCGGCGTGATTCTTCATATAGGCCTCTTGCTGCTTCTGGTTCTTCGTCTGCGCTTCAGCCAGCTCATTCTGCCGGCGCAGCAGACCAACCTCGCTCTTCGCTCGCATTGCGTCCTTCGCCGAAGCGACGACGCCGGCGGCCGGATTGCCAACCGACGCCGCCGCCCCAGCCGGGGACGGAGGTGAAGCGCCCGCGGCGAGTATCGGATTCAGGCCAGCCTCTCGCATGTCCTGCATTTGCAGTTGATAGCGGTTCTTCATCATCCATTTCTGGAAAGACCGCTGTTTAGCCGCCTGACGAGCACTCACGGCCGAGCCGATGATGCCACCAGCCATCTGGATCCCGCCGCCAATCACTGCCGGAGTAGGGAACGCCATCAGAAGTGGTCAATCAAGCCGGGCACCGAGTAGGTCGGCATCACACGGGAAACCTGCATCTCGAAGAAACAGTCCATGATGAAGTGCGGGTCCTCCGGAGTCCCGATAATCCGAAAAATCGGGGGATCGTCCTCCATGAACGCTTGATTCAGGGTCGGGGGAGTCCCCCCGAAGTCCAAGG